GATGGTGACGTGCCACGTCAGGCCCGAAATGCAGATCGGAGAGACCCGCGCATCGCCGTAGACCCACGCATTGCCGGAGACCCACGCATTGCCGTAGACCTGCGCATTGCCGGAGACCCGCGCATTGCCGTAGACCCGCGCATCGCCGTAGACCTGCGCATTGCCGTAGACCCGCGCATCGCCGTAGACCTGCGCATTGCCGTAGACCTGCGCATTGCCGTAGACCTGCGCATTGCCGGAGACCCGCGCATCGCCGTAGACCCACGCATTGCCGGAGACCCGCGCATCGCCGTAGACCCACGCATTGCCGGAGACCCACGCATTGCCGTAGACCTGCGCAAGGTTCTCTTCTTTCTCGACGTAGCCGCCAAGATCGCCAACCGCGACATGAAGACCGATTGCAACCAGAGCGCGAATGCGGAAGAGCTTTATGCCGCGCCAATCGAGGATGAAGTCATCCTTTACCAGCTCGTACTTTTTGCCCTCGACCGGCTTATCGGCCTTCTTGGTGCGTGGCTTCTTTGCAGCGGCTTCAGCCATTACGACCTCCCTGTGGATGTCCCCACCGTGTCTTCGGCCCTAAGGCGATCAACGGTGGAGACAGGGAGATACTTACACCCGATGTAACTCAGGCGTCAACAGGTTTTTACGCTGCGTGTAATTTATTTATGACGATCGGCGCGAGTTACGGATCGCCTCGAACACGGCGAGGGCTTCCGTAACCTCTGCGTCGGTGTAATCGTCTAGGTGGATAACCTGTCCGGCTTTTAGGGGATTTCGCACAAATAGCTGATCGACTTCGGTCTGATAGACCTCGGCCAAGGCGTTCAGGACGGGTTCGCTGTAAGGCTGCTTTCCAGCCTCGATCCTGGAGATAGAGGCGGCTGTCGTCGGAAGCTTGGGATCGTCCATATAATCCAGCGCGCCAGCCACGTATGCCAAGGTATAACCCTTCGATTCACGCCATTCGCGCAAATATGGTCGCTTTGCCATGCCATCGATTCCCTTACAGCGAGCGTAAGGGATTATCCCACGGCGTTCCCGGCCATGGGATAAGGCTGCATGTAAATTGCAGTTGACTGTCATGTTACGTCCGGTGTAACATCCGGTTCTATGACGCTAGACGAATACCTCATTGAGCGCTCGCCTAGGCAGCTTTCCGAAGCAACCGGCATCAGCATGGCATCGCTTTCCCGCATTCGCCACCGCAAGCAGAAGCCGTCAGCTTCAAGCATGGAGCTGATCTGCCTGCATACGGGCGGGAAGGTGACGCCGAACGATCTCCTCGGGATCGCCTGCTAATGCTGTCGCTGGGGGAACGAAACGACCTCTGCGTCAACATCATTCCATGCTCGGATGAAGCGCCTAAGGTTGCGCATCGTCTTGATAAGATCGCACCTAGACATACTGCCGGAAATTTCTCTCTGGCCGCTTTTGATCGTGACCAAACCATGGTCGCCGTGCGGTCCAAACTCAAGCGGCCCAGTAAATGCCGCCACAAACCCATCAAGCATACTAGCACCCTCCCTAACTCGGGATGCTGCTTGCTAACAGGTTGCTTTGCAACTGATTTATGTTCGATGCGTCCAGTTTGGGTAAAGTTTACCCAAGTTAATATCTGTTCACCATCGCGCGGCGCCGCCTCCAAGGCCGCGCGTGCCGCCGGGGCCTCCCCAATCGCCCCGGCGGCTAAGCTCTCGGGAGCATCAGCATGACCATTGAACAGGCCATCGTCATTGGCTCGCTCTACTTCGCCATCATTGTTGGCGGAGTCCTTGAGTTCCGCGCGCGCCATCAGGTCCGCAACGATGCGGATGACCAGGGGGCCGATTGGGGTGGGGAGCATCTCCATGACGGCGGCGTAATTACCAACAGCGGGGACCGGGATAATGCCTGATCTTTCCATTCCTGCACGGGATTCCGTTGCAGCGCAGCGTGAGCTTTTCAGACGTGCGGAGAGCGAAGAAGGGCTCTCAATTGCTGTGATTGCGAAAAGGTCCCCGCTGAAGGCTGGGACCATGCAGGGCTGGCGCGATGGCTCTGCAATGCCCGCATGGGCGATAGGCGCGCTGAGTTCGGCCGGCGTACCGGATCACCTGCTTTCACTTATCGTCGAGCCATTCGCTTGCTTCGTTGTGTCTGAACCTGACGGCGAAGGCGATCTAGACACAGCCGCCAATGAGGCCCTGGATTTCGCATCCGAGGTCAACAAGGCGCATCATCCGAACAGCCCCGGCGGCCTCGCCATTGTTCCACAAGAGCGGGCTCTGATCGAGCCAAAGCGGCAACGCGCCGCTGCCGCTATCCGAAAGGCAGCCTGATATGATCCGGGGGGATGAAATCAGGCGGCGCATCGAATGGACGCCACAGCGCATATCCGATCTGCGGGTTCTAGTCGCCGAAGGTCTGTCTGATGGCAAGATAGCGCGAATACTCAAGCTGAGCCGGAACACCGTTGTAGGGGCTCGCTGGCGCTTCAAACTGGTGAGTTGCAATGCGGAGAAGCACGCTCATCGCATCACGCCGTCCGACTTCGGCGATATAGGCCCAACGCTGACCGTCGAGCAGGCTGCAAAGCACTATAAGGCGTCTCCTACCACGATCCGCAAATGGCACCGCGAGTTTGACTCAAAACCCGCTATAGTGGCTCGGGTATACGAGAAGAAGGTTCGCGAACCAAAGGCTACCAAAGCCCCTAAGCCGCGCAGTGTTGCCGCCAGGCAGACCATCCGCGCGTTCAGGGTACCAGAGCGCCAAGTGACGCTTGCCGCATCTGCGCAGCTATTCCTTCAGCGCTACGGTCCCGTTATCCGCGCGCGCACCATCGATCCCGCCGCAGCCAACGATCAATGGATCGTCAACGGCCGGCGCCTCTCCGAAGCCGAAATGCTCGCCGCCGCTGAGCGCAAAGGATTTATTTCAGCCAACTCTACATCATTCGACGAATATGCTCTTATTAGGTGCGGCCAATGATCGCCGCGTCATCAGTCAACCCCAATTGGTCCCTCCTGGATCGTGTCATCACCTCGGATATGTCCGATGGTGAATATCACGGTCCCGTACCCCGGCATTTGCTTGTCGATCGCGATCCATGCCCCCGTTGTGGCGCCCGTGGGGATCTGAAATGCGGCCATAGTGCCAAGTTCATCGGTGTGGAGATGCACCTGTGAACCACGCTGGTGGCGTCTGCCCTGTTCGTCCTGAAACGATGGTCATCATCCGATATGCCAATGGCATTTGTGCGGGTGCATCACCGCGTGATGGGATCAAGGCGGCGCCTATCATGGCGAGCCAGCGCAAATGGGACTGGCGCAAGGATCGCCGCCAGCCGCTGCCTTTCGACATCACAGATTATTGGCTGGCCGAAGAAGTGCCGGCGGAAAGGCTGGCAGCATAATGGGCAAGCTCTCCCGAGATAAGGGCTATCGGTACGAAGCCGAGACGGTGAATTTCCTCAAGGAGTTTCACCTGGATGCATGGCGCGTGCCGCTCTCTGGCTCGACTAGCCATGACAAAGGCGACATTCGGGTCCGTGTCCATTTCCGCGAAGCGCCGCTTTCGGGCGAGTGTAAGCGCCGCGCTGCGCTTCCCGCCTGGATCAAGGCTGCGCTCGGCGCCAACGACTTTCTCGCGATGCGGGCTGATCGCGACGACACGCTGATCGTCATGCGCGCCGACTTCTTTGCGGAGCTGCTTCAGTGAGCGAACCAATCACTCAGTATTGCACCAAGTGCGGGGCTGAGCCGGGGATGCCTTGCATCGGCAAGCGTGGTCATCATCGCCGCGCGTTTCATCGCGAACGCGGATCGCGACGAGCAGGGGCGCTTGCTTACTGTCCGCACGAACACACAGTTGAGAGCTACATAGAGGATCAGCTTGCGGGCGCGGTAACCGCCTGGATTCGTCACCACGACATCACAGGCGCGACCGTACAGACGCAGGTTCCGCTCGGGCCGTATAGGCTAGATATGTTGGTAACGGTGGCTGGCCGTCATTTGGCTGTCGAAAGCGATGGCATGGCCTGGCATTCTTCTCCAGCGGCCATAGAGCGTGACAAGAAGCGCGATCGATTTTGCGTCACCCAAGGTTACGCGGTCATGCGCTTCACTGGTTCTGAGATTAGGCGCGATCCGCGAGGATGCGCCGCGCAAATCGGTTTGTGGATCAGGGCTCAACAGTGAGCTTTGATGCACTCTCGTGGGCGGCCAAGCAGCGCCCCGGCAACCTTGCCGCCAAGATGGTGCTGTTGGCGCTTGCCAATTGGGCGGACGATGGCGGCTGCGCGTATCCTAGCACGGCTGCAATCGCTGAATTTGGCGATATGGACCACAAGACAGCCACCGCTGCGCTTGACCGACTAATTGCGCTTGAGCTGGTTACCGATACGGGTGAGCGCGAGGGGCGCACCCGTCAAATCAAGGTGTATCAGCTTAACCTATCAAGCCTCCCAAAAACGGAAGCCTACCAAAAACGGAAGCCTCCCGTTTCTTCCGTTAAAGCCCCCCAAAAACGGGGTACGGATACAGTCAGGGATACAGGTTCGGAAGCTAAAGCTTCCTCACACACTGGCAAGCATTTCCTCCCAGATGATTGGGAGTTGCCAGCGATTACGGACCTTCCTCCACAGGCGCGAGCATGTGCCGAACAATGGACCGCAGCTAGCTACGCAACGCACGGCGAAGCATTCATTGGCTACTGGCGCACGACACGCCGCAAGATGGCAGATTGGCGGCTGACCTGGGCCAACCGGATCGTTGCGCTGCACGGCCAGGTCATGCGCGATCAGAAGTTTGGCAACGCACCTACTGGCGGAAAGCCAGCATCGCCATCCGGCAAGCAATGGACGCCTGAAGAGCAGGCGGCATACCTAGCGCGGATCGCAGCCAATAGTTCGGATGAAGCGCCGCCACGACCACCCGACGCGAAGCGCGAGTGCACCGCATTCGGAACGCCAATCGGGCAGATCGCCCAACGCATAGCAGGCCAAGCATGAACGATCCCCGCTTCCAATCCATCCCGCCCAACGACAGCCCGAGTGCCAGTTATGCAGGGATGGTGAAGGTCAGGTTGGGTCAAACTGACCGGGCAATTCAAGTCTACGGTTGGGGTGCTGAAGCGGAGAAACGGGCTGAAAAGCTGGCGCGCAAGATCATGGGCGAAGGCGTCGAAGAGTAGACGCTCCGCATGGTGGGTCCGAGGTTCGTTCGATCCTTGGCACAACCACCCAACGCATAGAAATTTAGTTAGGTTCAAACAATTACGCACACGAAAGGAACGCGATATGGAAAAATCTTCATCGAATGACGGCGTTGGCTTTTTCACGCTGTTGGCGCTTCTCTTCATCGGCCTGAAGCTTGGCGGCGTAATCGCTTGGTCCTGGTGGTGGGTGCTTTCCCCGATCTGGATTCCGTTGGCGGTTGTGGCGCTCATCATGGCGTGCGTTGCCGCTGTGGCAATTTCTCGCAAAGCCTAATCATTCAATCGGGGGTGGATACCGTGGCAAAAGGACGACCAAAATCAAATCGTCCTTGTCGTAAGGATGGGCGGCTGGAGCCACTGGAGACGTATCACCTGGAGAGCGTGGCCAGTGAAGAACGCCCCGAACCGGATGAGCGGCTGCAGGCGCTGTATGGATTCATCAGCGAGCTGGACGCGCTCAATCGC